CAACGACCAAATTGCCAAACGATATTTATCATTGATCACCGACATCTCAAGCTGGAAGATTAGGAACGCCACCTTGAGAGAATACGAAGTGGATATCATCATTGACAAAGCCAACAATCAGACAGTCCAATTCTTCATTGACGATGACCCCAACTGCTCAATTATGCAAATCAAATCCAAAGCCAAGATACACAAAGCTAAACACGGACTTGAACTTCTTGTGATTGATTACATCCAGTTAATCAAAGGAACAAAACAAAACAGGGAGCAAGAAATTGCAGAGATATCCCGAAACTTAAAGTTGCTCTCTAAAGAACTTAATATCACGGTTGTGGTGTTGGCTCAGTTATCACGCAAATGTGAGGAGAGAGCGGACAAAAGACCTATGCTGAGTGATATCCGTGAGAGTGGAAGTATTGAACAAGATGCGGATGTTGTGATGTTCCCATTCAGACCAGCTTATTATTCAGGTGAGAAGCTTGAGAAGGAAGATGCTGAATTGATTATCGCAAAGAACAGGCACGGAGAATGCCACACGATAGACACCACCTTTATTGGATCACGCACAATGTACGAAGAACGACTATGAGAAAGAGATGGACAACGGAAGAAGTGAATGAGCTTGTCAGATTGTATCCGACAACTTTGAGTAAGGATTTGGCTGAGATATTTAATTGCAAAGTGAGTCAAATTTACAACCGTGCAAACAAAATGGGATTGCACAAAGACCAGGAATGGTTGATGCAATACTACAAAGACAACTACAAGGGTCATCCGAATACACATTTCAAAAAGGGAATGACATCTTGGAACAAAGGGATGAAAGGATTAAACATCGGTGGTGGAATAACTCAATTCAAAAAAGGACATCAACCACACAACACCAAACAAATTGGATTCCGTTCACTTCGGGATGGATACCTGGTTGAAAGAATAGAGGTAGGATTTGAGTTTGTACACAAGCTACTTTGGAAACAACATCACGGAGAAATACCACCAGGAATGTTTGTCGTGTTCAAAGACCGCAACAAGCAGAACATCTGCATTGAAAACTTGGAGGTCATTGACCGAGTGGAACACATTCGAAGAAACCACATCCAAAATCTACCACCAGAATTGAAAGAAGTAATTCACATCAAAAAACAAATAACAAGAAAAATAAACAGCTATGGCAAGAAATAAAATGACCGACCTACGAGATCACCTTTTTGAAGTATTGGAAAAATTAAGAGATGGTGAGATTGACATTGAAACTGCACAAACGATGGCAGATGTTTCACAAGTGATTATCAACTCAGCCAAGATTGAAGTTGACTTCATCAAAGTAACTGGCAGTACATCGGATTCAGGATTCATCCAACTCGGTGAACACAATCAAAAACTACTATGAAAAAAATAACATTAACCACAGAACAATTAAAAACATTAATCGCACAATCCTATAGCGGTGGATGGCACGATGGACAAGACGCAATCATTATGAAAATTGAGCACATTGATAAAGGTGGGGATGAGCTCGGTGAACAATGGTATTCAACTATGGTTATAAATGAGCTTGTAGAATTAGGACTGTTATGATTGATTATCAAGAGATGCACCTGTTGAAGCAAGAAGTCAAACGGCTCAAAGGTGTAATCGCAGAACTGAACGATTCACGGATGCGAGAGATCAAGAAACTCAAAGACCAAATCGTGAACCCACGATGCAAGATCAACGAGATTGATGCCGAATGGACTGAAGCAATGAGGGTAGTGTGCATCATCTACGATGTCACCCCCGATGAGATACTGGAGAAGGTGAGAAGGCAAGGCATAATGGATGCCCGTCATTTGTTTTGTTATCTTTGCAAAAAGCATTTGCGGATGACCTACCTTTCCATCGGTCAGGTACTGCACCGTGATCACTCAACCATCATCCATTCCGTTCAAACCTATGAAGATCTGATCACCTATGACAAATCAATCAATCAATTCTATGTTGAGGCTTTATCCTTATTGGGTCTGCACCTCCACGAAAGGTCTAAGCTCGTCAATCAGTATAGTCCAATCTGAGGAGGAAGCACTTCGCATCAAGAAAAAATACGAAAAAGATGGTTATATTTGCATTATTGAAAAGAAAAGTTGACAAAAGCGGATATCATATTGGAGTTATCCAAAGCCGATTGGCTGAGGAAAGCAACGAAGAACATCGCTAAGAACAACGAACTTGCCAACGAACTATACCAGTATTTTTTTTTAACCATCCTTGAAAAACCTGATGACTATGTTGAGAAGTTGCACCGAGAAGGATATCTCCAATTTTGGGCAATCCGCACTTTATACCTTTGTATCAACGGCAACAGGCATCCCTTCGCAGAATCTCGCATATACGATCAGTATGATGTCTATGAGCTGGACTTCCCCGAAGAACCCGACCTACTATTTGAAAGAGAGCAAGAAGAACAAATTGAATCAAACCGAATTAACAAAATAAACCAGGTAACTGACACCGCATATTTCTATGAACGAGAACTATTCAAACTTTGGTGCAGCGGAATGTCAGCGAGAGCGATTCACCGCCAAACGGATATTTCAGTCAGAGAAGTGCTAAGAGTAATTAAACTAATGAAAGAAAGATGTACAACGAAATAATTGGAATTGCTTGTCTAAGCATCATCATCGTAAACTTTGGCAAACCAGCCGACCTACTGAAACGCTATCTCTACGGAAGCGACTATTCAAAGTGGAAACGAATGAAACCACTTGACTGTGCTTTTTGTTTGTCGTGGTGGTTGGGATTGTCATTTTTTATATACACCTACGGATTTGTGGGTATATTGTACGCATCCATCGCAACCGTAATCGTTGCACTCCTTGAGACAAAACTATGATAGAATTCATCCAGTCACTTCGCCCGGCATACGAGATCTACAAAAAGACACTCGTGTTCCAATTAACCCCTGAGCAATCCGCACAACTGCAAAATGTACATCGTGAGATATTTGGTCGCAATGTTCCCAACTGCCATACTTGTGTGATTGAGTCGGTGTTTTCACTTTTAATTTGGGCAGACCAAAAAGCGTTGGAGTTGGCACAACTTGCTGACGATGAGCAGAAACCAAAGAGAAGAAGAAAGAATGAGCAATGAAGAAACACACAATGACATACCTAAACCATTTCGGATATGACATTAGTGACTTCATTCCTTGCGAGGTGTGTGGCAAAACTGCCATTGACATCCATCACATTGAAGCGAGAGGAATCGGAGGGAGCAAAGAGGCAGACAACATTGAAAACTTGATGGCGTTATGTCGTGAGGATCACTTGAAGTATGGTGATAAAAAACAACACAAGGAGTGGTTGAAATCCATTCACGAACAAAGATTGTCAATGGCTAAATAAATTCGTAATTAATTCGTAAAATGGCAACACAAGTACCAGGAAGAAACGGAGGAACTTTGACACGACCTGACAAAGGTGAAGTGCTAAATCCAAACGGCAGACCAAAGAAGCTCATCACATTGATGAAGGACATTGGATATACCAAAACGCAGGTGGAGGAAACGATGTTGTCTATGTTGTCGCTATCACGGAAAGAACTGGAGAAAATAGACAAAGGGGATGAGTACACAATAATGGAACGCACGATTGCCGGTGCATTGCTGAAGGGTCACGACAAAAACTCCTTGTTCAACTTGGAGATGTTACTGACGAGATCACAAGGCAAACCAAAAGAAACGATTGACCAAACAATAGAATCAAAGAACTTCACAATAACACTAAATTTAGATGAGAGCAAACTGGAGAGATGAAAACATCCTACCACCGGAAGATGAACGGCTTTGTGTGGTGAGTGATAACCAAGAAATCAAACACCTTGCCCGTTACATTGACGGTTATTGGATTGATGAATTCACAGGGAACTTTGTAGAGATGTTGTACTGGATGCCCATCCCGTTATTACCAAACGAATGAAAGTAATCCAGTCGGGACATCTCGGTGATTTGATCTATTCACTTACGGCAACCAAGCGAGTTGCGGAGTTGCACGGTGCAGTAGATTTCCACATAGGATTCCGTGAGCAGAATACTGTTTCCGGTCATCCAAGCGGAGGATATTGTATGAACTTAAAATCATACGAATACATCAAACCATTGCTTGAGCATCAATCGTACATTAAAAGCGTTGAGATGCACTCACACCCCGACATTGCTTATGACTTTGATAAGTTTAGGAATCATAGGTTGAATCTCGCTGCTGGTGATTTGAGGCGTAATCAGTTTCTTGTGTACCCGGAATTAATGTCCGACCTTCACGAACCTTGCATTGAAGCGACTGAACCTATCCCATACTTTGCGGACAAGATACTTTTGAATTTTACATCTCGTTATCGCAATTACGACATCAACTATTTCCCACTCAAAGAACACAAGTGCGTTTTCTTTGGCTATGAAGATGAGTACAATGCATTCACCGAGCGATGGCAGTTGGATTGTGAACTATTGAAATGCCAAGATGCTTTGATGTTGGCAACCATTGTCGGCAGTTGCAAGGCATTCATCGGAAATCAATCAAGCACCTACGCCATTGCAGAACAAATGAAAGTTAAACGATTGCTTGAGATATGCGTTCACACACCGAATGTCATCCCCATCAACAATGGCTTTGACTATGTCACCAATCAAGCGTTTAATCACTTACTGAAAACTCTATGAAATTACTGATACTTACGGACGGAATGAATGGTGTTGTTTACCACCGACTATTCACGCCACACTTACGGATGCAACTTGACGGACAAGCGGATGTCAGCGTTTGCCAATCACAAGAGGAATGGCTCACACTTGATTACACCCAATTTGATGTGATCATCTTCTCACGATGGCTTGGGGCAAAGCATTATGATGTGCTGAAAAAGATTGCTGATTCAGGCACTCCCTATGTCGTGGACATTGACGATTATTGGGTGCTACCAAAATACAACCCGGCATATTGGAACTATCGCAAAGGAATCAAGCAAGGCGTAAAGGATGCCATCAATTACGCTGATGCGGTGATCACCACAACTCCAGCACTCGCCAAAGAGATTCGGCAGATCAACGAGAATGTGACTGTTGTTTCCAACTGCCTTGACCTAACCCACAAACAATGGGAAGCCGAACCACAACCAAGAACCGACAAAATCAAAGTCGGATGGGTTGGTGGAGTTACACACGAGGAGGACTTGAAGCTCATTGCTGAGGAGATCAAAGGAATGGACATTGAGTTCTACATCTGCGGTTATACACCAGGAGAGATTTGGAATCGGATTGCCAAGAGTATGCCCGATGCTAAGATTGTGGAAGGCACAACCGTCTTTGAATACGGTGAGGTGTACAAGCACTTTGATATCGTGGTCGCACCCTTGCAAAATACCAAGTTTAACAACTGCAAATCTGAGCTGAAGATACTGGAAGCCAGTGCCTACAAAAAGCCAATCATTTGTTCTGCCGTCTTGCCGTACCTGTATCACACCGCAAACGATGGGGTGCTATTTCTTCCACGCAACCAATGGAGGTCAGGCATTCAGAAACTGATTGATGCCGGTAACGGAGTTCGTCAGGCAATGGGTCAAAGCAACTACGAGTATTGCAAAAAGCATCACAACCTTGAACTCCACAACCTAACCCGATTGCAGTTATACAAATCGTTGTGCAAATAAACTACACACGACCATATCTAACCAACTACCAAAAGGACATCCTTGATTGCGATGCCCGTTTCAC